TGCCGTCTGCTTCGGATCCTGCCCGTGGCGAGTCTGCAACGTTGATTGTTGTCGATGAGTGGGCGTTTCTGCCGAACCCTGAGGAGGCTTGGTCCTCTATTGAACCTGTGGCTGATGTGGGTGGCCGCATCATTGGTCTCAGCACGGCTAATGGGTCTGGCAACTTTTTTCACCAGTTGTGGACTGGGGCGGAGGCTGGTGTCAATAGGTTTGAACCAATGTTTTTTCCGTGGTCTGCTACGGAGGATCGTGGCGATGCCTGGTATGAGGAGAAGCGGCGGTCGATGCTGCCCTGGCAGTTGGCTCAGGAGTATCCGACTACTGCCGAGGAGGCGTTTGTCAAGTCGGGTAACCCTGTGTTCGATTTGGATGTATTGGATGTGTTGCTGCGGGGGTGTATCAGCGGTGACGATGGGTGGCTGCATGAGTTGCAGCCACGGGTATTGGAGTTCAGGCAATGAGTTTCGTTGTGTGGGAGCGGCCGCAGCCGCAGGAGGCGTACGTGTTGGGGGTTGATACGGCTGAGGGTTTGGGTCATGGCGATTATTCGTGTATCCAGGTGTTGGCTGTGTCGTCTGGGGTGCAGGCTGCTGTTTGGCATGGGCACATTCCGCCTGATGAGTTGGCTCAGGAGGTTTTGAATGTTGGTTTGTGGTATCGGGATGCGTTGTGTTGCGTCGAGTCGAACAATCATGGTTTGACGACGTTGACTGTGTTGCGGCAGTTGGGGTATCCGAGGTTGTTTCGGAAGCGGTCGTTGAACAAGGTGTCGGATAGGGTGACGCAGGAGTATGGGTGGAAGACGACGCGTACGTCGAAGCCGTTGATGATTGACGATTTGGCGACTGCGTTGAAGAACGACGAGTTGGCGTTGCGTGATAAGCACACTGTGGCGGAGTTGCGTACTTTTGTGCGCAACGAGCGGGGGTCGATGTCTGGGTCTCCGTTTGATGACCGTGTCATGGCTTTGGCTTTGGCGAATCAGATGCGCAAATATGCGCATGCTCCCGAGTTTGCTGCCGATGTTGACGATTATTGGACGGTTGATTGGTTTCGCCGCCAATCTGGGACTCAGTCTGAGAATCCGTTCCAAATAGGGGTTCATGCTGTTCGCGGGGGCGCAAGTGGGACACCTCGTCCTTCCTGATGAGGACTTAGCGGTTCTTTCCTACAACCAACCACGGAGATGGTTTCTAATGGCAGCAAACTTTGTGTCACATACTAGTGGCACGCAGACAGTTGACGGCTCTAAGGGCCGCAACAACAAGTTGGATCGTGGCGGCAGTGTCGTGGTGAACCGTGTGACTGAAACGGGGTCGCAGAAGGCGACTATTCGGTCGGGTTCACCCAAGTATGCCAATCAGACTGGCGAATACGGTGAGATCACCACGAAGGATACGCCTGAGAACCAGCATGGTCTTAGCGGCAAGGTTGAACCTGCTTCTAAGCAGCCGTAGCGGTGGCGGTTCTTCCGCCAAACGCATCGTTCAATGATTTCGCCAGATACGTGGAGGCCCAGCAGGGTCCGAAGACGCGTCTGGAACTCAACGAACTTTGGGCGTGGCGTAAAAAACTGCTTGGCGTCAAGTTTGATGTGGGCCGCGGGTATCGCGAAACCCTCCCAGCCGACGAACAGGATCTCACAATGAAGCAACGTGAGGCGAAGGTTGTTGCGGAAGCGAAGTCGCAGGGACGCAACATTGAACTTGTTGGGAAACGGTGGGTGTAATGGGCCGTAAGACACGTTCGGAACGTTTCGACTCGTATAAGCGTCGTTTGGAGTTGGCTCGCAAGTGGCGTGACGACGAGGGGTACGACGACACTTGGCGTCGCCTGGGCGACCTGTACCGTGGGAAGCATTGGCCCTCAACCGCGTCAACGACATCTGATCTGATCGCCGTCAATCTGGCATTTTCGACCATCAACGTTATTTCGCCCTCGGTTGCGGTGAACCATCCAAAGATTGTTGTATCAGCGACGCTGCCTGACAACGAAGCCCAGGCTTCCACCAATGAGGCTGTCATCAACTACTTGTGGCGCCATCACGACTATCAGAAGCCATTCAGGCGTGCTGTCAAAGACTTTCTGATCTTTGGACATGGCTGGTTGAAAGTTGGGTGGCGGTTCGTTGAACAGGAGCAGACCCTGGGGGATCGCGATTTGGACGCCATGTACGCCGAGCAGGTTGCCACGGCCGACTCTGCGGCGATGCAAATGCCTGCCCTGGCGGGCGATTTGCCAACGAACGACGAGATCGCAGCGAATCTGCCTACGTCTGCGATGACGATTGTTGAGGATCAGGCATTCGTTGAACGGGTATCCCCGTTCGACATTTTCGTTGATCCCGAAGCAACATGCATGGATGACATTGCGTGGATAGCGCAACGCATCGTGCGGTCCCTGGAGGACGTTCAGTCGGACAAGCGGTATAAGCCGTCGGTGCGGAAGCGTTTGTCTGCCGATGCGGGTGTCAAAGGCGCCCGCGATGACGGGTTGGGAACAACAGAGCAGTACGTCGACGATGACCGCATCACCTTGTACGAATACTACGACATCGAGTCGAACACTGTGTCGGTGTGTGCCAAGAACGGTGACGAGTTTCTCCTAGATCCGATACCGATGCCGTACGCCTACGGGCAGCCGTTCATTATGTTGCGCAACTACGACATCCCAGACCGCTTCTACCCCCTGGGTGACCTCGAATCCATCGAATCTTTGCAGTTGGAGTTGGATAAGACTCGTTCGCAGTTGATGAATGACCGCAAACGGTACGCCCGCAAATATTTGTACCATGAACGCTCATTTGGCCCTGAGGGCCGTGAGGCGTTGGAATCTGATGACGATGGGCGTCTTGTTCCCGTTGTTGACGAGAACAAGCCTCTCAGCGAGGTTGTGGTGCCGATGCCGCAGTCGCCTCTCAGCCCCGAAATATATGCTTACTCCAACATTATTGAGCAGGACATCAACACGGTGTCTGGCGTCAACGAGTATGCCCGTGGGCAGATGCCTGAGATTAGGCGTACAGCGACAGAAGCATCCATTATTGCGGATGCTGCGAACGCTAGGGCTGCCGACAAGTTGGCGATAGTCGAGTTGGCTATTGGTCAGATCGCCAGACGGGTGTTGCAGTTGATGCAGCAGTACATGACGGGTGAGCAGATTGCCCGTATCGCTGGCCCAGATGGGCAGGATCAGTTTGTGTCGTATGTCCGTGAGGACATTATCGGCGAGTTCGATTTCACCGTGGAGGGTGGTTCTACGCAGCCGATCAATGACACGATTCGTAAGCAGCAGGCTGTTTCATTGTTGAACGCTATTGCGCCTCTGGTTGGCACTGTTATTGATCCGCAGGCGTTGGCTTTGCATGTGTTGCGTGATGGGTTCGACATCAAGAATCCTGAAAAGTTTTTGGTGCAGCAGCAGCCGATGGCCCCCGAGGGGGCTGAGGGTGCGCCTCCTATGGGGATGCCTCAGAATGGGGCGATGATGCCTCCTGTTCCTGACCAGGTCGGCGCTTTTGCGCCGACTGGTGGTGTTCCCCCCGAGTTGTTGGCTCAGTTGCAGAATCAAATGGGGATAGAACTGCCTTCTTTGTGATCGAAGTGGGACACCGTAACTTTCTATCAGGAACAACCATCTAGGATTCCTTGGAGGCCAAGTGCCAGAATCAGAACCAGTGGAACCCGTCGAATCGGCGGACATTCCAGAGGCTTCAACAGAAGAATCAACAGAAACCGTTGAGTCCGAGACGTACACCATCAAGGTGGACGGTGAGGAGCAGACGGTCACACTGGAGGAACTTCAAAGCGGATACCAACGCCAGTCGGATTACACCCGTAAGACGCAGGAGTTGGCATCTGATCGTCAAAGGTTGCAGCAGGCCGAAGCCATCGCTAACGCGTTGGAGTCGGATCCCGCTGGGACAATCTCTGCGTTGTCAACTGCGTTTGGTGTGTCGGACACCCAGGTATCTCCCGAATCTGATGATTCGTGGGAAGACATGGATCCCACCGAGCAGCGCATAGCAAAGATTGAAGCCCAGATGGAGTCTCAGGCTGCAGCAGCGAGACAACAGGCCATCGACAAGGAAGTCGTTGGATTGAAGTCCAAGTACGGTGATTTTGACGAGCGTGCGCTGTTTCAGCATGCGCTCTCGAATGGAATCCCCAACTTGGACGCTGCGTACGCTCACATGAAGTTCGGGGAGGTTGCTGCTTCGGCGGCTAAAGCCCAGGCGGATCGTGAGGTGACCGAATCGAAGCGGTCGACTCCAGCAGTTGAGGGCGGTAAAACCGTTCAGGCTGGGGCGGTTGTGTCGAACAACGATGGTCAGCAGGCAGGCTCAATCCGCGAGGCTTTTGCGTTGGCTAAGAAGCAGTTGAGTTCAACCTGACTCATTACCCTCTAAGAGAAAGAAACCATCATGGCTGGTAACAGCAACTTTGATGAGATTCTCTCCACCACGCTGAACAACTATGTCCCCAAACTGGTGGACAACATTTTCAGCGCGAGGCCTCTGTTCTATGCCCTGACTAACGGGCAGACGATTCGGCGGATCTCTGGTGGAGCGAAGATCGTCGTTCCAATCATCTACGGTACGAACAGCACTGCTGGTTCGTACGCCACCACGGACACCATTTCCACGACGGCTCAGACAGGCATTTCGGCTGCTGAGTACGACTGGAAACAGTATGCCGCAACGGTGACCATCAATGGCATGGAAGAAGCCAAGAACAACGGCGAAGCCCAGATCATTGACCTGCTGGAAGGTAAAATCTTCCAGGCGCAGGAAACAATCATCGAGAACATGAACACCATGTTCTGGGCTGACGGCACTGGCAACAGCAGCAAGGACTGGATTGGTCTGGACCTGATTGTTACAAAGCCCAACACTTCCCTTGGTGGGATTGACCCGACTGGTGCGGGCAACTCCTTCTGGGCGTCAACTGAGACAAACCAGGGCGGTGCGCTCACTTCTGCTGGAATGGCAACACTGTACAATGACGTTTCGGTCGGCAACGATCAGCCGAACATCATCATCACGACGCAATCCTTGTACGAGGCTTACGAGGCCACGCTGACAGACCAGATTCGGTACACCGATACCGATGTGGCTGACGCTGGCTTTCAGAACCTCATGTTCAAGGGCGCACCCGTCACATTTGACGGGGCTTGCACCAGTGGCGAAATGATGTTCCTGAACACCAAGTACCTGCAACTAGTTGGTCACAGCGATGTCTGGTTCAAGCCGACACCGTTCGTGCGTCCCACCAATCAGGACGCTGTGTACTCACAGATCCTGTCATACGGAAACCTGACCTGCTCCAACAGGGCACGCCAAGGTTACCTGTTCGGGGCCACCTGATCCACATAATCGGCGGGGGCGGCGTGTTCTCCCTTCCCCCATCGGCCAACCGCCGTCCCCGCCCCTCATGTTCTCTAGGAG